AAACGGGGCTTCGGCCCCTTTCATTGTTCAATCTCTTTTAAGGAAAATTATCATGGCATTACCTAACGGCGCAGGCGGTTACCAAGTTGGTGACGGCAACCTTAACGAAGTCAACATGGGTGTTCAAGCTGCTCCTCCGACAGCTACTGTTACGGCCACTTTGACCACTGCTCAAATCACTGGCGGCATTTTGCTGGGTTCTCCCGGTTCATCCGCTGCTGCTTACACTCTGCCCACAGGCACCAGCCTCGACGCAGCAGTGTCTAGCGCAAAAGTGAACAGCTCGTTCGACTTCAGCGTAATCAACGTTGACGGTTCTTCTTCTGGCGTCATCACCATGACTGCTGGTACAGGTTGGACCATCGTCGGCTTGGCTACCATCGCCGCTACTGCTGGCACAGCAGGTAAGTTCCGTTGCCGCAAAACTGGCGACGGTACTTGGACTCTGTACCGCTTGGCATAAACCTAAAGGGGGCCTTCGGGTCCCCTTTTTCAAGGAATCAAAATGGCAGTTATTTACATGACCCACCCTGTTCATGGCGCAAAGGTTGCGACTATGGAATTGGAAGCGGTTGCTGATGAAGCAAACGGCTGGGTGCGATATACTCCAGAAACGCCTTCCGTTGTAGAAGAAGCGGCTCCTGAGCAGGAAGTTAAAAAACGTGGCCCCAAAGCCGCTAAATCGAAACAACCCGCAGCCGAAGAAGTGCCTGATTTTCTAGCACCACAGGCCGACCAAGGAGAGTAATATGGCAACGTATACCGCAGGCGATCAAATCAACCGGGCGTTGCGATTGCTGGGTGTGCTTGCCGAGGGTGAAACGCCCTCTGCCTCCATGTCGCAAGACTGCCTGATGGCGCTCAATCAAATGATTGAGTCTTGGAACACTGAGCGCCTTTCAGTTTTCTCGACGCAAGATCAAGTCACTCTGTGGCCCGTAGGCGAGATTAACGCCACTTTGGGACCCACAGGTACACTGACCCCTCTGAATCCTTCTCAGACGTTTACACGCCCCATCCTGATCGATGACGCGACCTATTTCCGTGACCCAAGCACCAATGTGTCTTACGGGATCAAGTTGATCAACCAGCAGCAGTACGACGGCATCGCGGTCAAAACAGTGACCTCGACCTATCCGCAAGTCATGTTTGTAAACATGACGTACCCTGATTTGGACATCTACATTTATCCAAAGCCCACTCGCTCGTTGGAGTTCCACTTCATCAGCGTAGAGCCTTTGGACCAGCCTGCCGACTTGGCAACAAACATCCTTTTCCCGCCCGGTTATTTGCGTGCTTTTGCGTACAACCTCGCGTGTGAAATTGCTCCTGAGTTTGGCGTAGAGCCAAGCCCCCAAGTGCAGCGCATCGCTATGACCAGCAAGCGCGATCTCAAGCGCATCAACAACCCTGACGATGTGATGTCGATGCCTTACGCCATCGTGGCAACTCGCCAACGCTACAACATCTACGCTGGTAACTACTGATGAAGACGCCCATCCTTGGCTCGACCTACGTGACCCGCAGTGTCAACGCTGCGGATTCGCGCATGGTGAACCTTTTTCCAGAGATCATTCCCGAGGGTGGCAAAGAGCCTGCGTTTTTGCAACGTGCTCCCGGGTTGCGTTTACTCGCAACAGTGGGTTTCGGTCCGATTCGTGGAGAGTGGTCATACGGTGGTTACGGCTACGTGGTGTCCGGCACAGAACTGTACAAAATCGACAGTTCCTACACTGCCACCAAATTGGGTAATGTGACAGGCACAGGTCCTGTCAGCATGGCCGACAACGGCACGCAGTTGTTTGTGGCTTGCAACGGTCCCTCGTACATCTACAACGCCACCACCAACGTGTTTGGGCAAATCACAGACCCCGATTTTCCCGGTGCTGTGACCGTGGGCTACTTAGACGGCTATTTTGTGTTCAATGAACCCAACAGTCAGAAAATCTGGGTGACGCAATTGCTTGACGGCACTTCGATTGACCCACTTGACTTTGCCAGCGCCGAAGGTTCTCCTGACGGCGTGGTGGGCATCATCGTGGACCACCGCGAGGTTTGGGTGTACGGCACAAACAGCGTTGAGGTTTGGTACGACACTGGCGCTACCGACTTTCCGCTTCAGCGCATCCAAGGCGCGTTTAACGAACTTGGTTGCGCTGCCACCTACTCGATTGCCAAGATGGACAATGGTCTGTTTTGGCTGGGCAAGGATGCCCGTGGTCAGGGTATCGTCTACCGCGCCAACGGTTACACGGGCACGCGCATTTCGACACATGCTGTCGAGTGGCACATCCAACAATATGGCGACTTGTCTGACGCCATTGGATACACCTACCAACAAGACGGCCACAGTTTCTACGTGCTGATTTTCCCAAGCGCCAATACGACTTGGGTTTACGATGTGGCGACTCAGGCTTGGCACGAGCGTGCTGGCTGGTCCAATGGTTCGTTCACGCGCCACCGCAGCAATTGCCAAATGTTTTTCAACAACCAAGTGATTGTTGGCGACTACGAAAACGGCAATATTTACGCATTTGACCTTGATGATTTCTCGGACAACGGCAGCATTCAGAAGTGGTTACGCACATGGCGTGCGCTACCCACGGGTCAGAACAATCTGAAGCGTACCGCGCACCACAGTCTCCAAATCGATATGGAATCGGGCGTTGGTCTGAACACTGGTCAGGGCAACGATCCCGAGGTCATGCTGCGCTGGTCGGACGATGGTGGTCATACGTGGTCCAACGAACACACCGCATCGATTGGCAAGATCGGCCAGTATTACCGTCGCGTGTTCTTCCGTCGCCTTGGCATGACGCTGAAGCTGCGCGACCGTGTGTATGAGTTGTCGATGACCGATCCCGTGAAGACGGCCATCATGGGCGCAGAACTTCTGATCAGTCCGACAAATGCCTAACCCAAGCGCAACCCCCACCCCAATTACGCCACCCCGAGTACCGCTGATTGATCAGCGTACCGGGTTGATTGATCGTTCGTGGTACATGTTCTTCATCAGCATGTTTAATGCTGCCACGGCGGTCGTGGACGATGTTGTTGGGCCAAACGCTGACTCTTTGATTGCATCCTACGATGCGGCGTTGCGTGCGCTTGCCGATGAGGTCGGAACACAGCCGCCCGCGATTGACTACACCGAAGACATCACCAGCATCAAGCGAGAAGGCAACATTCAACCGCAGCCGCAGTTGGGCACGCTTTCCGCTGTCAACATTGACTCGGTTCCGTATTTAGGCTTTAGCGCCCCTCCTCCGTGGATTGGGTCAACTGCTGGACAATTTTGGTATGACCCAACTACCGGGTCATTTAACGCCAAGATGGGCAACAACAACATCACTCAACAAGTGGGTGAGGAGTTGTTCATTTACGGCAAAGCGTCTGCCGCAATCACCGAAGGTCAATTGATTTGCAAGACGGGCACAGTTGGCGCATCGGGTGTCATTACGTTTGGTCCAAGCCCAACAGGATTGACAACCAACGATGGCATCATTGGTATAGCCACGGAAAACATTGCACTCAACGCATTTGGTCGCATTACATCATTTGGTGTGGTTCATGGGATCAACACCACAGGATCAAGTGTTGGTGAAACTTGGGCCGACAACGACACGTTGTACTACAACCCGGCCTATGTAGGCGGGATGACGAAAGTCAAACCCTCCGCACCGTATGCCAAGTTTGAAGTTGGAACAGTCATCAATGCTGGCAGCGGCGGCTCTGGGTCAATTCAGGTTGACTTAATTCATGGCTCAACACTTGGCGGCACAGACTCAAACGTACAGTTTGGTACGCTTGCCAATTACGATTTGATTCAATACGACCTGACAGCGGGATATTGGAAAAACGTAGCGTACACCGCTATTACGGTGGGCACAGCCAACAACATCGCTGGCGGCGCGGCCAACAGAATCGTCTATCAGACGGGCGCAGGCGCAACCAGTTTTATCACCGCGCCCACCGTCGATAACACTTTTTTAACGTGGACCAGCGTAAGCGGGTTTGCGTGGGTTGCCAACCCCTTGGGTACGGTCACCAGCGTGTCCGTGGTGTCGGCCAATGGTTTTGCTGGCACTGTTGCAACGTCCACCACCACACCCGCAATCACGCTGACCACCAGCATTACAGGATTGTTGTTTGGTAACGGTACAGCCCTTGCCGCAGCTACGATCAGTGCGCCCTTGGCCTATTCCGCAGGCACACTTAGTTTGGCATCCGGCTACGGCGACACTCAAAACCCCTACGCATCCAAGACGGCCAACTATGTGCTGGCCGCGCCCAATGGTTCCGCTGGGCTTCCCACATTCCGCGCTCTTGTGGCCGCTGACATTCCTGCACTGCCTTATCAGGACGCAACAGCACCCGTGACCTATACGGCCAACTTCAGCGTTGCCGCCACGGATGCTTGGATCATCAACAACAAATCCGGGTCATCTTGCACGGCGACCCTGCCTGCCGCCTCGTCTTATTCAGGCCGGGTGCTGCACTTTCAAAACTATCAAGCGCAAACGCTGGTGTCGGCGTCTAGCAACGTCGTACCGCTGGCCGGAGGTGCTGCGGGAACGTCGATTCTCTTGGCAAGTTCCGGTGATTCTGCGACACTTGTGTCCAATGGCTCTAATTGGGTAATGACACAATATGTGCCCAACAATATCCTTCTTTTGGAGTAACCCATGACAGTGACCGTTAAAGTCCTCGTCCCCGCCAAGATTGTCGAGGCGACTCAAACTACTCAGTACACCGCGACTGGTGTGACCACGATCATCGACAAATTCACCGCGACCAACTACAACTCGGCTGCGGCTACGATCAGCGTCAACTTGGTCACTTCGGCTGGCTCGGCTGGCAACCTGAACTTGATCACCAAGACCAAGACTTTACAGCCGTCCGAGGTTTACACGTTCCCCGAACTGGTGGGTCAAGTGTTGAACCCCGGTGACTTCATCTCTACAATCGCAGGTACTGCAACCTCGATCAACATGCGCGTCAGTGGACGTGAGGTGACCTAATGACTTTGACAAACGCTGAATCTTCTGATGTGGCTACGTCCAGCCCCATGTTGGACAAGGTGAAGGCACTTCAGGTGGAGTTGTCTAAGCTGCCTCAGTATCAGCCTGAAACAAAGCATTATTTTCATGGCGGCATGTATTGCCGTGAAGTGTTTCGTCATGCTGGTGTGCTGGTTGTTGGTGCTGTTCACAAAAAGGAACACATGTACCTTATCGTGTCAGGCACTGTGTCAATTACCACAGACGATGGTGTGCAGACTGTGACAGGACCACATTTATTTTTGAGCAAACCGGGTACAAAACGGGCTGTCTTTGCCGAAACCGATGCGTTGTGCATGACGTTTCACGCAATGGAGGAAAAGTCGGTTGAGGAAGCGGAAGCCGAACTGGTTGAAGTAGAGGACAATACGATGTATTTACCGGGCAATGTAGTTAAACAAGAAGTTCTGGAGGTGTCGCCATGACATTCTGGGTAGCAGGCGCAGTCGTCGTCAGTTCAGCAATTGGTGCAAATGCTGCGGGTGAAGCAGCAGGCACACAAGCCGCCGCAGCGGACCGCGCAGCCGATCTTCAATATAAACAATGGCAAGAATCTGTCAAACTCCAAGAGCCTTGGCGACAAGCGGGTGAGCGTGCGTTGGGAAAACTCGAAGGTGCGGTAGATTACACGCCCTTCGGGATGAATCAGTTTAACGCTGACCCCGGTTACGCTTTCCGTTTGGCAGAAGGTCAGAAAGCATTGGAACGCAGTGCTGCGGCTCGTGGTGGTCTGTTGTCAGGCGGCACGGGTAAGGCATTGACTCGGTATGGTCAAGAAATGGGTTCTCAAGAATACATGAACGCATTCAACCGTTACCAAACCGAGCGTGCTGCCAAACTTCAACCGTTGCAGTCATTGGCTGGCGTTGGTCAAACAACCGCACAACAACTTGGTCAAGCGGGTCAAACAATGGCGTCGAATGTTGGCGACACAATGCAGAGCGCAGCCGCTGCTCGTGCGTCTGGTTACGTGGGTGGAGCAAACGCTTTGACCAGTGGTTTGGGTACATATTTGAATTACTCCCAAGGTCAAAACATGATCAACGCGATGAATCGACCAAACTACGGTCAGTTCACACCCGGGTCATCGACTTTTGTCGGCCCAATGCCACAGTAAGGACTGACTATGCCCATCAATCCATCAATCGCACTGGGTGTTCAACCCCTTCAATTGGCAGACCCACTTGCTCAGTACGGCAAGATTTCCGCTATTCAAAGCGCACAAAATCAAAACGCACTGGCTCAGTATCAGTTGAGCGCGGCTCAACGCGAAGACGCCACAGCAAACGCTCTCAACGAAGCGTACAAGAATGCGTACAACACAGGTACGGGTGAAGTCGATGTAAACAAACTGCGTCAAAGTTTAGCCACGGGCGGCTTTGGTGCAAAACTACCCGGCATCGAAAAATCCTTGATCGAGTTGGAATCTGCTAAAACAAAAAGCGCAAAAGAGCGGACTGAGTTGGTTGATTCCAAATTGAAACAGTCGCGTGCCTTTTTGGAAAACATTGACCCCAGCGATCCAAACGCCCCTTCAATGTATTTGCAATGGCATCAGGCCAATCATGCCGATCCTGTTCTTGGCCCAGTGCTGGCATCTCGCGGCATTACTCCCGAGCAATCAATGAGCCGCATTCAGCAAGCGATCAGTCAAGGTCCGCAGGCTTTTGCTCAATTGCTCAATGAGTCCAAGCTGGGAACTGAAAAGTTCATGGAATTGAACAAGCCACAGATCAGCACTCGCAATCTTGGCGCAACTACAGAAACCAGTCTTATTTCCCCACTCACGGGAAAGGTGCAAAAGATTGCCGCAGAAGTCAACACAATTGCCCCAGCCGACGCAAAACGCATCGCGCAAGAAGGTCAACGTATTGGCTTGGAAGGCCGTCGAGTGGCTGTCATGGAGGAGGAAAACCGCCTCAAGAAAGACCCAGTGTTCCAGCAACAAATGGCTGCGGCCAAAGCAACGGGTGAAGCCCTTGCCAAAGGCAATGTGGCCGCACAGCAAGCATTGCCCGGTGTGATCTCGAACGCTCAAGATGCCGTCAACCTCATTGATCAAATGGTCGGTAAGCAAGAAGTGCGTGACGCCAAAGGCAAAGTCATTCAAGCCGCTACGACCGCGCATCCCGGCTTTGAAAATGCCGTGGGTACAACTTGGAAACCCGGTTTCCGATTTATTCCCGGTACAGATGCTGCCGACTTTCAATCGTTGTTCGAGCAAGTCAAAGGTTCCGCATTCTTGGAAGCATTCAACGTGCTCAAAGGTGCTGGCGCGATCAGTGAAAAAGAAGGCGAAAAAGCAACCGCTGCTCGCACTCGTATGTCCACCGCGCAAAGCGAGGGCGAATTTGTCAAAGCTGCTCGTGAGTATCAGGACGTGATTCGCAGAGGTGTGGAAGTCATGCAGAAGAAAGCTGGTCCCGCTGGCGCTGCTTCCGCTGGTGGCGGCGCTGTGGACACTACCAACCCATTGTTGAAATAAGGAGGCGTCATGGCCGATTTAGCCGCGATCCTCACTGACCCCAACTTCGTCAATGCCAACCCTGCGACAAAGCAGGCGATCTTTGACAAATGGGCACCACAAGACCCAAACTTTGCAAATGCAAATCCTGCAACTCAGCAGGCCATCATGCAAAAGTTTGGCATTGCCCCCGCGCAACCTCAGTTGCCTGAATCGTTGCGTCCGTCAATTGCTCAAGCCACACCTAGCGAAGTACCCGGTGCACGCAAAGAACTGAGCACCGGGCAAAAGATTTACCAAGCCGTTCGCCCTTACGCTGTTCCTCTTGTGGAAGCGGGTGGTGCAATTGGTGGTGGTTTGCTTGGTGCAACCGCTGGCACATTCGGTGCTGGTCCCGTGGGCACAGCCGCAGGTGGTGTCGCTGGCGCTGGTTTGGGTTACGGTATTGCCAAAGAAGCCATTGAGGCCGCTGATGTGGCCGCAGGCGTAAAGGCCCCGCGCCAAGGCGCTGCACAGGTTGTAGAACCTGTTCGCAACATCCTCGAAGGTGCAACCTTTGAAGCGGGTGGGCGCGTTGCTGGCCCCCTAATTGCCAAAGGTGTGGGTGCACTGGTTGATTTGAAAAACATTCCCAAGAACAAAGCTGCGGACATCGCACGCAACGCTCTTGGTCCAGACCTACCCGAAGTGCTCAACGCACTCAAAGCATCTCAGGGTGAGGGTGTCAGCGCAGCGCAAGCCACCGCGAACATCAATAGCCCCACATGGCAAGCGTTGCTGGATCGTGTGTCCAAACGCGACCCACGATTCCTTGCGGCGCTTGAAAAGTCTCAAGGTGAAGTGTCACTCAATGCGCTGGCTAAGTTGGCCGGAGGCGCTACGGCTGCTGAAGCCCGTGGCACTGTTGAGAGCGCCAAGAATGCGCTCAACGCCGTAACAGGGCCTCAACGTGAAACTGCTCTCAATCGTGCAAACTTGGGCAAGGCTGTGGCCGAATATGAGGCACAGGCTGGTAAATTGAGCGCAGAAGCTGCCGCCAAAGTGCAAGAGGTGCGCCGCCTTATTGAATTGGGCGATGTTGCTGCTGCGGCTGCGCGATTGGAAACAATCAAAACGGGTATGCCTGCAAGTTCTCGTCTTGCTCCGGCTAAATCTCAAGCAGGTTTTGCGGATGAGTTTGCGGCGAAATTTACTTATCCGGGCAAACTGGCTCAAATGTCTGACGAGTGGGCAACGCAAGCGGCCAACGCATCCCTCGATCTGGGTCAAGGTGCACGCTTTGCTCAAGGCGCTGCCGATGCTTTGCGATCTGTCGGCATCAAGCCGCTGGAAGGCGAATCCTTGGTTCGCAGCGTCAAAGCTATTGGTAATAACCCTGAGTTTGCTGGCAACGATATTGTCCAAGGTGCGCTCAAAAACGTGGCCGACGATATTGCCAAATGGACCAACAGCGGTGGTGTCATTGACGCCAAGGCGTTGGATGCCATTCGTAAGAACTCGGTCAATGCCGCAATCCAGCAACTTCGTCCCGGCATGGATGCCACCGCCCAGCGCAATCTGGCCGCTGGTGTGCTCAACGACATCAAACCTGTACTTATCGATGCCATCGAGGGTGCTGGTGGTGCAGGCTATCGTCAATACTTGACTGACTACACCAAGGGTATGCAAAAAATTGCCGAACGTAAATTGTCCGGCGAAGCCTTAAAAATGTGGAAGACCAACAAGGACGAATTTGTGCGTTTGGTCACCAATGAAGCCCCTGAGACCGTTGAAAAGTTTCTCGGTAAGGGCAACTACAACATCGCGTCCGAGTTGGCTGACAGCACCATGTCTACGCTCAAAACTGAAGCGGAAAAAGTTGTGCGTGACGCCACTATCAAATCGCAAGTTTCAGGCGGTCAAGAAGCCTTGAAGCAGTTGCTGTTGGAAAACATGTCTAAGCTGCGCGTGCCTTCGTATCTAAGCGCCGTGGCTGCGACAACCAACAAGGCTTTGAACATTTTGGAAAACAAGATTGGTGCAAAGACGATGCAGTTGTTGACCGAGGCATCAAAGACCCCCGAAGGTGCTGCGGCGTTGCTTGAAACCCTGCCTGCAACAGAACGTAGTCGTGTGCTTGGATTGATCGCTGACCCGAGCAAATGGTCGTCTGGTGCAAAAGCTGCGGTGACTGGGACCACATCAATGGGAGTCAACGCACTTGCCCCTGATCGATACAATACCAACGCACTTGCCAATCAGCCAGTGCGCGTAATTGAACTCAACAATATGGCTCCGGGAAGACCATGAACGCACCTGAAATTGATCCAGTGAAATACGGAGTCCTGTGGCAAAAAGTGCAGGACTATGAACGTCGCTTTGACCAAATGGAAACCAAGATGGACAAGATGGAAGACCAGCTTGAACACCTAGTCGCCCTTGCCAACCAAGGTCGCGGTGGGTTCTGGGCAGGTATGGCCTTTGTGTCGTTTATTTCCAGTGTTGTAGGCTTCGGTCTTAGCTGGCTCAGAGGGCACTAATGCCTACTCTTGGCCCGCGCTCCGTGATGCGCCTCAGAGGCGTTCACTCTGATCTGGTCAAAGTGGTTCAACATGCTATCGAAATCAGCGAAGTGGACTTCACGGTGCTGGAGGGGTTACGGACCATCGAGCGTCAGCGAGAACTCGTCAAGGCTGGTTCAAGTCAAACTTTGAAATCGCGTCATTTGACGGGTCATGCTGTCGATTTGGGCGCATGGGTTGACAACCAAGTCGATTGGTCTTGGCCGCTATATTCCAAGATTGCCAAAGCCATGAAAGCGGCTGCGGCAGAATGCAATGTTCCTATTGAGTGGGGCGGGGACTGGAAGCAATTCAAAGACGGCCCCCACTTTCAACTACCTTGGAAAAATTACCCATGAATGACGCAATCGTTTCCGCAATCGTTCGCCACTTATTGACCTCTGTCGGTGGTGGCTTTTTGATGTCGTTTGGACTCAGCGGCACAACACTCGATGCTGTGATCGGTGCTGTGTCCACATTGGCTGGTGTTGCTTGGTCGCTATACGACAAAAAGCAAAAACAATCCGCTGACCAGCCAGCACAATAAAACCGCCAACACGCACTTGGCCGCAGGGCGCAAATATTTGCGCCACTGCGAACCAATGCAGTTATGGCAGCGCGGATAACTCCACCCCACCCGCGCCACTCTTACAGGGCAGTCACGTCCTTGATGACAGTTGCCGTACTCGTCGCAGCAGTTCATGTTTTCACCCTTGGTAAATTGGTTGATTGTTTGTGGCGCATTTTGGTGTCAATGAACTGAAGCGCCCGCTCCATGTCTTTAATAGTGATCACGTCCATTTGAGCGTCGTGCAGTTCCATCAATCGATTGAGTGCTTGAATCTCAGGACCTGTGGGTGTGAATCGCTTGTGTTCGACTGCGCGATACACGATTTTCAAAATGGCCTCACGCCCGTCAATCGCAACGTCTTCGTAATCCTCACCAAACCCTAGCTGGTAAAGCGCCTCGGTGACGTTGCTCATGGCGACCAAAAGGTCCAGATCATCGTGAGTCGCGTTGCCGCGCAGCAATGCAACCATTGCCTCACTGTTTTTGATCTTGAGATCGATCAGGTAACTCTCGTGGAAAGTCACTGGCTTGAGTGACTCAATGACGTAGCCGACTGGGTTCACCAGTGTCGGCTTTGGTCTGTACTTGCTGCGTTTTCTCATTTGAACTTCAACACATTGAATGCTGGTTCTTCGATGACCTTTTCCGGTGGTGGTGGGGTCATGTGCTCACTAGGTGGTGCCCATCCGTATTTGCGCCATGTGGCCTGCACATCGGCCCCGCTGGTCCACACGAAGCGTGGGTCATTGACGCCGACATAGGGTAACGTGAGTTTTGTGCCGTGGGGTGGTATCCATTTGTTTTTCATTTCAGACTCCTTTTTGTTGACGATATTGTTTGACTGCGTTGCGTAGACCTGCCTGCGTGGTGGCCTTCTCATCGAGTGCCAGCGCCTGCGCTTGATCCAATGTGTCCTGCATCAAGATGCGATGACAGATCACAGGCACACCCTGACCCTGACGGCGCACACGAGCGTTGAACTGCTCGTACAAGTCCAGCGACCAGTTGAGGCCGTACCACACCAAGATGTGACCGTTCTTTTGCAAGCCGTCGATGCCGTGACCCATCGATGCCGGGTGGCCGATCATCAATGAACAGTCACCAGTTTTCCAGCGGTGCATGGCATTGGTCAGTGACGCTTCGCTCTTGCACTCGGTCAAGTTGATCGGGTCAAGGTGCTTGAACTTTTCCATGATCCGCGCCGCATCGCTGCGGTAGGCGTAGGCGCACAGCACGGGCGACCCTTGGGCTTCGTCCAGAATCTCCTCAAGCGCCTCGAGTTTGAGATCGTGAATCGGTTCCCACAGTGGCATCCCGGCGATGGGGTACATGGCCCCGTTGGAGAACTGCAAACACTTGTTGGTCAGCGAGGCTTGGTTGAAGGCTTCGACCTCCTTGCCGCTGTCGAGCACCAAAAAGAACTCGCGCTCCATCTTGTCGTACTTGGCCCGCAGGTCGTCAGGCATCTCGATCTCGACGTTGTTGACCATGAGGTCAGGCAGCGGGTTGTAGTCCTCTGCGCTCATCTCAAGCGTAATGTCACCGATCAGCTTTTTGATCGTGTCTTCGGTGTCCTCATACGGCACTTCTTTGTACGGCCCGACTTTCTTGTAAAAACGGGTGCGGAAGGCCGTCTTCGATGTGCCAAGGCGCTCACCCCTGTCGACCACGAGAAACTGGCCGTGTAGGTCCTTGTAGCCATTGCTGGCAGGGGTTCCGGTGAGGCCCGTGGTCCAGTCGAACTTGTCAGCGATCTTGCGAAATGCTTTGACTCGGTTGGTGGCCGAGTTTTTCATCTTGCTGATCTCGTCCCACACGATTCCATTGAACGGCATCGGGCGGTCCTTTTTGACAAAGTAGGTCTGAAGCGTTTCGGCCAGCCAGCCAAGGTTTTCGTAGTTGATCATGTAGATGTCAGCCGGGCGCAGCAAAGCGCGGGTGCGCTGATCCTTTGTGCCCGTGACCATGCTGAACTTGATGTGCTTGGTGTGTTCCCATTTGACAGCCTCTTGACGCCACACCAGACGGATAACCCGGATCGGGGCAACAATGATCACGCCGCGCAGGAAGCCCGTGTTGATGAGGTGCGCGAGGCTGGTCAGCGTAATGACAGTCTTGCCCAAACCCATGTCGAGCCACAGCATCGAGTTGGGGTGGGTGCACTGGAAGTTCACGGCTTTTTGCTGGTAACCGTGGAGCAGATCAGGTGTCAGCATGATCAATACATCCAGACCAATATGTTGCGTTCTTTTTCAGACCACCATCCCGGATTACCACCTGTGGGTGCAAAAAATACTTCATGCACTTCATAGTGTTCTAACCAAACCCAATATTCCCCAACTCTTGTTTTCTTCCATGCGAATACACGACGGGTGCGTTCGTCGCCCCCTTTAGGTTGTGCTATTTTTTTAATTTTGAATTTCATATCAGCATCCCATCACCATTAAGTCAATCATTGCCTTGCCAGCATCGATGTTGTCAATCACAAACACGTTTACTTTTTGTGCTCGGAGGCGGGTGTGTTCTCGGGCTTGGGCATCGGTTGGCTTTTGACCATCGCGTTTGAATTCGCAAAACCACACACGGCCATCAGGCGCGATGAACAAACGGTCAGGCACAGCAGCCCGTGCGGGGCTGGTGAATTTGTACGCAAGCACACCCTTTGATTTTGCATAATCGCAGACCTTTGCTTCGATTTGTTTTTCAAGCATCGCCGCACTCCTGATCCAGTTTGCGGCCTTCCACCTCGATCAATTTGTCAAGGTAGTGTCGGGCTTTTTGCAAGTCTTGAATACCGCCCTTGTCGCGCCAGCGGCTCACATACTTGACCACGTTGCCTTCCAAGTACCCGAGGTTGTTACCGATGATGTAGTCCCAAGGCTGCACCGCTTTGTCTTTGTAATGTGTGCCACCGTGCTGAATGTTGTTCACGCTAATCCCAGACATAACTTCTCCACTTCTCGAATGTAATAATCAAAATCGACTGGCAACTTGCCAGCATTCTTAATGTTGTTGCAGGGCTGCACGCCCCAGCCGGACTCCACGCCAATCTTGCGCCAGATGCCGGGGTTCTTTGCAAGCGGTGGCATCCACTTAAACAGTCGGCCACCACCTTCAGCGATGTAGTAGCGCGTGACGTTTTGCAACTGCGATGTCACGCCATCTTTCTCAATCGCCAAGTAGCTGGACCGTGGCACTTTGGCGCGAAGCATGAAGTCCATGATGTCGGGCCACTGTTCCAAAGTTTGACGGATCGGTGCGTTCTCAAGAAGAACCTTTTCCGCGACTTTGGCGATCACCAAGCCGCCAGCGTTTTGATGCCACTCCATGTCGTATTCATACGCGCCCTTGCGCTTCACGGAACCGTTCTCGTACTGGGCAATATAGTTGTTGACATCGCGGATCATCATGGTCTTGTAGATGGCCTCCTCAAGCTGCAACCCGGTCGCCACCTCCCAGTGCTTGCGGGTTTTTTCCAAGTCGGGCAATTGGCTGCGCGGGATGCGAACGGTCAGGCCATCGGTGTTCACCTGAATCAATTGAGCCTCGGTCCACTTCATGATCTCTTCGGCCAGCCAACACAACAGCAGTTGCCCGTTAAGCGTGATCGACATGGTGAACAGCGGGTCATAGAACACACTGAACTGGTTGTTGCTGTCACCGTAGACGCCGTTAAGCGCCAGCTTCAGCATGGCCGATTCAGCCGACTTCTTGGGGTAGGTCTTGCGCTGCTCGTACAAGTTTTTGTAGATGACGCAAAACTCTTTGCCTAAGTGTTGCGGGAAGAATCCGTTAGAAATCGCCAGATTCGGGTAATAAGAAGCCACATCAAGATCAACGATGACATGGTCAGCGTCAGACTCAACCACTTTAGATTCAAGGCTTCCGTGAATCCCGCCAAGACCGAACACAAAGCAAAACCCGTTAACAACAGCAGTGAGGTCATTGAAGACTCCTTTGGTTTCCGTGATGCTTTGCTCTTTGAGCCAGTTGAGCACACGGTTAAATTCTGGATGGTCAAATGTGATCCAAGGCAGGATCGCGTCCTTGAGGTGAATCACAGGGCGCTTGGTTTGGCGCGGCGTGCGACCCTTGGAACCGTAGTCGTAGCACGCGACACCAGCCTCCTCGAGTTTCATTGTGAAAAACTCTTTACCGATCTTGGTGTCGTTGTAGTTCAACCAGTCCTTGCCGGGGTACAGGGCGCACATCTTTTCGCGAAACGCGATCATGTCAGCCGTGTGCGTCAGGAACCTCTTGGTCTGAGACACGTCGTGCTTGTTGTACTTTTTAAGAATGCTGATCTGCTCGGCGTTGAGCGGTGTGCCCACGGGGAACGGCAGGTCCTCGATGTTGTCAGAGCGCATGTTGAACTCAAGCACCTTGAGGCTTGTGGCGCGTGCTCTGTTGTCGAAGTGATGAATCTTGAACAGGTCAACCTGCTCAACGAATCGGTCACTCGGGTTGACTTGGTGCATCCAGCGGCTGTCGTCATCTTGCGAGTTGATGATCGACATGGCTTTTTGGTACAGCGTGTTCGCGTCACTCTTGCCCATGCGGATCAAGGTGTGGATCACAGGGTAATCGAACCCCAAGCTGTTAAAGCCAACCATGCGCGAGTTGGTATTCTTGAGGTACTGGAGGAACTCAACGATCTCACGACTGTCGTTGCGTAGGTCGCTGATCTCGAACATCCAAGACACAGGTGCTTCTGCGTGTTCCACCGCCAGTGTGAACACGTTGGGATAGGTTTCAATGTCAAACACATAGTCATTACTCATTACGGTTACCTGATTGGTGGGGTACTTGCTGCACTGTTGCTCATCGCCAAATGTGCTTGGACCGGATTGTCCGCAGTGTTCCCCCGTTTAAGGTGGGGCTGATGTCCGGCCCTCTGGGAACCCCCAGAGGCATCAGCCCCGAAAACAATTAACCTTGCATAAAGGGTGGCAGGCCAGCAGGTGCACCGGGGAACGGTGCGGCAGGCATAGCGGGTGCTGGTGCAGCAGCGAAGCCGGGCATAGCAGCAGGAGCGCCAGCCACAGCACCGAACAAACCAGAGGCGTCCACGTTGCCTTCACCAAACGGTGCATCGTCTTGGAAGAACTGCACAGCGATCAAGTCGCAACGGATGCCACGACCATGCTTGTTGTCTTGCAACCAAGGCTTCACGGCTGCGTTGACTCGGCAACCACCGTACATCTTGCGTGCAAGTTGTTGGTAGGCCATCGAGTTGGCAGCGTCAACAGGTGATCCGTCAGCTTGGATCATCTGAGGCTGTGAGTCACGACCAGCAGTGATGAACACATGACCAGCGTAGCCGTCATAAGGTTGAAAGGTTTTCTTGTTGACCTTTTCCTCACCGCGACCGTAGCAGCGGGTCTTGCGATCCTGCTGGATCATTTGCATCACGGTGTTGGCGTGCTCTTTCCACTTCTCAAGTGCGAGTGCGCCGTAGCGTTGCATAAACTGGGCAAAGCCAGCGTGATCCTGCGGCATGATGAACTCGCAGTTGTAGCTGACGCGCTCCTTACCCGTGGCTTCGTTGATTTGCTTTTGTGGTTCCGCGAGGTGTGGGAACGACAGACGCACGTTTGACAAAAAGATGATTTCGGACATTACATTTACTCCAGTTTAAGAAAGCCATGAAGGCAGGGATTCGGCAGCGGGTGCTGCTTCTACTGCACTGAACATCGGTGCAGCATTCGTGATGACAGCGGGGCGGCTGTCAGATTCGGGGACCACGGTCAATTTGCCAGCCATCTTGACCACATACTCTTGCTCCATGCGGTTCAACTGGCGCTCGGTCAGCGTGACCTTTGTGCCGTCTTTTTTCTCCCACGTTAGCTTCTCAGCCTTCGCAGGTGTGACGAGTTTGGTCTCATAAACAGCGCCTTTGGGAATGCCCATCTTGACCAGTTTCTCAGCCATCTCGGCTTCGGGCAGCGCCCATGCGCGTGAGCCACGACCGTTGACAAGTTTGAGTCCGGGGATAGATTGACCAGCCTGCAAGCGGCGCAGTGCTTCAGCTTCAACACCTTCAAGGAGTTGGCGCATCAGGGGTGCGGCTTCCATGATCTGACGAATCTGTGCATCGTCCATCGTGGTGGGGTCTTTATCGGCGCTTTGCTGCGCGACATCGAGTGGTTGCGTTACTGTTGGCTGGAACATGATCCCGACCTCCTTCATTACATTACCTGCCAGCGCGGCGCAATTACCCTTCGCACGGCAGAACTTACATTGACTGTCACCCGGCACCAGTGGTGCATTGGGGTCATCGCAGCGTTGGCCTTCGACAACCATTTTGCCAATCATATCGAGGATTGCTGACACGGGCATTTCATGCGATGTGATTGACTTCATGCCCTTGATCGCCAGCTTGGGCTGGATGACCGTCAGGCGAACCCTTTTCCAAGGGTACTGGCCGTTCACGGGCAGCTTGAGCATAGCCAAGCAACCCATCGCATAGAGTTCGAGTTGGTGGTTGCCTTCGACCTCCACCACACCCATGCCGTCTTTGTAGTCGATGACTTCAAGAACATCAGTGCCGTGGATTTGAATGTCAACCGTGCCGCTCATGTCATCACGACCAAGCAGGTGCGCGGGGTCAACCCGTGTCTCTGCGATCACATGACACATACCGTGTTGCTCAATGATGCGGTCTTTCACGTAGTCGGTGGCAACCTTGACTCGGGCGGCGCGGTCAGCGTCAACCTTGAACGAGCCATCGTCATCGCTCAACACTTGACCAATCATCGACTCAGGTGAGACACCTTCGCTGAGACAGTGCTCCAAGAGCGTGTGGGAATGCGTGCCGTCAATGGCCGCAGGACCGGATCGATCATCGGGGTACTTAGCCTCCTCGCGGATCGAGCCGGGACAAGCAGCCCAACGATGCCGCTTGCTAGGGCTTAGTTGGGAATGTTTTGTCATAGCGCGTTCTCTTTGATCCACTTGTACTTGGCACGACCGCACGACTGCTCAAGGGTTGCGTGACCCAAGAACAAACGAGATACGCCGACCAACTTGTACGAGGTTTCACGAATATTGACACCTGCTTTACGCAGACTCTTGCGAAGTGATTTGACTTTTTTGGCGTTCATGGTTTACACCTTCAACGCTTCGATGCCACCGAACAACTGACCGTAGTGCTCGGGCTTCACATCGTTAATGTTGGCGTAGCCCAATGCGGTCAGCACGCTTTGAATCTGTGCGCCCTTTTGTGGACCAAGGGCCTTGTACGAAGCCATCACGTAGTCGATCAAACCCTTCGGATCGCTGAACGGAGCACCAGAGGGGGCCGCTGCTGGCGCTGCAACTGGGGGTTGAAAAGAAGGCGCAGCGGGCATCACGGGAGCGGCCACAGGTGCTGCAACGGGTGCGGGTGCTGGCGCAGGTGCGGCAACAGGAGCGGGTGCTTGTGCCACTGGTGCGGCTGGTGCTACATTGCTGGACTCAAGTTTGGCAGTAAGTGCAACGACTGCGGCGGTCAGTGCTTCAATTTTCGATTCGAGTGACATATAACGATTCCTTTGGAGTTACGGGGGGTTGAATTACAAGACGGTCGGTATTGAACGCTTGCACTATTTCCCGAAGGACATCAGACGGTTGCCCGTACTTTTCTGCCTTTCGGTGAAATGCTTTGTGATCGTGAGGCGTAAGCCTGACGTTCAGAAATTTGGTGAGAGGTTTGGTAGCCATGATCAAATAAATTTTTGCTGCGTTGAACAAAGTGTAGCACAGTTGTGATACGATTGTGCAACGGATTCAAAAATATTTTGAAAAAGAAAAAGCCCCGTGGGTTAGACGGGGCTTTAAGAGGAGACTTCCATGAAACAAGTGACAACTGCATTGTCAGGAAACATTATATGAGCACAGGGCAACAAGTACAAGCACATCCCGCATCGATTGATGCGTACATCAGATTCGGTTGGTCACTCGTTCCCATTCCCGCAGGAACCAAAGGGCCACGCACACCCGGCTGGAACCTCAAGCCCAACGCATTGAAATCACAGGCCGATCTGCCACCGGGCAACGGCATCGGTTTGGCCCACGCATATAGCGGCACGATGGCCCTTGACATCGATGACTGGGACACCACGGCCATGTTGCTCGGGCTGCAAGGCATCGACATTCAGGCGCTCTACAACGCCAACGATGCGGTGCACATTGACAGTGGGCGTGCGGGCCACGGCAAGCTGCTTTACGCGATGCCCTTGGGGCTGGCGCTGCCATCGAAAAAGATCATCACCAACGGTGAGACCAGCTACGAGTTGCGCTGCGCCACGGCCAACGGATTGACGGTGCAGGATGTGCTGCCCCCATCGATCCACCCCGACACCAAGCAGCCCTACTGCTGGGCAGGTAAGGGTCACTGGATGCGCCTTCCCACGATCCCACAGCCCCTGCTCGATCTGTGGCAGGGCATGATCGATCAGGACAAGGTTCGCAGCATCAGCACGGGCGACTCGATTGACGCATCATGGGACGAAATTCGCAACGCCATCGAGTGCATCAACCCAAGCTGCTCACGCGAGGAGTGGATCAGCGTGGGCATGGCCCTGCACTGGGCTGGCACGCAGAGCGAACAACTCGATCAGGCATATCACCTTTGGCAAGAGTGGAGCGCACAAAGCGAGGCCAAGTATCCCGGTGACCGTGAGATCGCGCATCAGTGGCTGTCGTTCAAGACGGACAAGGTCAACGCTGTCAAACTGGGGACACTGTTCCATATTGCCCGCAAGTCAGGATGGACGCGCCCACTGCCCGATGCGACATCGCTGTTTGCTGCTGTTGACACCGCACCCATCGCACCCAAGGACATCATGGCTGGCCTGCGTCCTGCACCACCGGACATGGACATAAGTGTTTTCCCTAGTATCTTGCAAACCCGTGCGAGTGAGATCAGCGACAGCGTGGGGTGTGACCCACTCGTGCCCCTGTTCGCTGGTTTAAGCGCGGTTTGCGGGGTCATTGATGCCCAGATGAGGCTTGAGTTGATGCCGGGCTTCAAAGTGCCCCCAGTGCTCTGGTTGATGACCTTGGGCGATCCTGCTGACAAGAAGTCACCCGGCTCACGCCCCATGCTGGCCCCGCTCAAGAATTTGGAAGCCGAAGATCGCCCACGCTACCAAAAGGAACTGCTCGATTGGGAGGGCAAAGAGGCAGCGTATGCGTCAGCCAAGAAGACATTCCTCGAGTGGTCCGCATCACCTGACGCCATCCTTGGTGGCGACCAAGCGCCAGTTGTGCCAGAGATGCCACCGCAGCCCGTGCCCGTCAAGATCACGGTCAGCGACATCACCAGTCAGAAGCTGGTGCGCCATGCGTCCGAGCGTCCCCGTGGCCTGTTGTGCCACCTTGACGAGATGAACTCATGGGTGCGTAAGCTGACCGACAAGACCAGCGGCGAGGATCGCTCTGCGTGGGTGGTGTCCTATGAGGCCGAACGGTACGAGATGGACCGTGTGGGCGCGGGGTCGATCCACGCTGAAAACTTGGCCGTGTCGATTTACGGGAACATCCAGCCCACGGTGTTCAGACAAAGCATTGCCTCTCTCGCAGCGGATGGCCTGTTGCAACGATTTATACCAGCAATTTTGCGCGGCAACAAAACGCGCCTTGGTCACCCTATCCCCGAGTATTTGACAGCGGCTGCTGCGTGGGAAAACACGCTGCGGTTGACCTTTGCGCTGCCACCCCAGACATACAAGTTATCCCCTGAAGCATTCACAGCCTACCGTGAGTTCCAATCATGGTACGAAGGGGCCAAGCAGGATGAGCGGCTGCTGCACTCAGGTGACGTGTTTATGACGGCTTTCGGCAAGTTGGAGGGCACAGCGGGCCGATTGATCTTGCTGTTCCACGTCATCGAGAACCCTTTCAACCTGATCGTGGCCGAGGATGTTGTCCACAGGGTGATCCGGTTCATCAAGGGCTACCTGATCCCAGCGTATCGCTATGCGTTTGGTGAGGTGGGTGGCACAAACACATTCGATGTGTGGGTCACGGACTACATCATCCACCATTGCGACAAACAGACGATCACGTTGTCAGAGATCAAGCGCGGTGGCCGCAGACAGTTTGATGGCATAAGCCCGTGGCAGCAGGATCAGTGGGTGCTCGGGGCCATGCAAATGCTCGAGACCGCCGGGTGGGTGGTTCGCATGGATGACGGATCGCGGGAGAACCAGCACCACGCACAGTGGGCCATCAACCCCGCACTGGCGACACAGTTTGCCGAGCACCGCAAGCAGGTGATCGCGGCCAAACAACGCCAGCTTGACGAAATCTACAAACTCAGCACAAAAGGAAAGCCCCGTGTGTACGGGGCCGATGAGTTGGACGATTGAAAGGCCCCGCGAGGGGCTTTTTCTTTACCCGTTTGGTAAAACTTTTTTGATGGCTGCAAGAGCCACCCGTTCTTTTTCGTTAAGTTGATACGGCATGTATTGCTCAAACGCTTCTTGCGCCAGCCTCAGTGCATCGTCTTTGCTGATCTTGTCTTCAATCTGACGCTTGCGCCAGCCCATCGCTTGCTCACGATCAATGCGGTCAAATTCCTCGTCTTCATAGTCTTTCATAGTGGTGCATCCTCAAAGTTGTCAGGGTTGAACTTGGGCACTTTTGTGCCCTTGTCGAGTGGGTTGGGGAATGGGGGAAAGGGCCAGTTAGTCATGCTTCACCTCTTGCTCGGATTGCGTCAGCGACATCATTTAATGTTGATTGAAATCCCAACAACATCCGTTCAAACCAAACTTTGCCGTGTTCTTCACACACCCTTGCACACGCCTCACGTTCTTTGGCTGCTACCAGTTTGGCAAAGGCTTCAAGAAGTTCGGGCATAGCATATGCAAAAGTATTCTTCTGTATAGATTCATCCCATATTGCTAAACCAGCCTGTCTAGCCATTTCAATTATTTCATCTTGTGTCATGCTTCACCTCTTGCTCGGATAACGCCTGCATAGTACAAGCCTGCCAAGTCTTTGCCGTCTGTTTCACAAGCAATAGCACACGCCTCACGCTCTTTAGCTATCGCTTCGCTGGCTACCAGTTTGGCAAAGGCCACAAAGAACGGAATCCAAGGTTCTGGCAAAGCATGACTCTTAAAATTTCCCGCCTCTCTAGCCATCTCAATGATTTCATCTTGTGTCATTGCATCTTCTCCTGAATGTCCGATGGGTCAACCATCATCATGTTTTGAAAGTACACCGCGAAGCTGGCGCGTGTGTCATCGGGAAAGGGCATCGAGTTGACCCGCTGCATGGCTTCTTGCATGGCGCTGTTCCAGCCGCTTACAAAGACAAACTTCGCAGCGTCTTGAGGGTTCAGGCCAAGGTCGCCATAGAGGCGGTCATAGTGGTCTAGTGCGTTCATTGGTTGGATTCCTTAACGGTTGGTTGGATTACATATCCCGAGTGAAATTGAAACGGGGTCGATTGACATGACTCAATCGGTTTTTGTTTTCGATGGGCGACCACGCTTGCCCGCCACCTTGGGTTCACTGGGCGCGGGCAAAAAAGAATCGTGAAGCGTTGGGTTCATGGCTTCGACCATGCCGAGCACCTCGAGCAGTCGGGCGACAGCGGCGGTCGGTTTGCGGTCACCCGCCGCCCATTTGCGAAAAGTGAACACGGGCACGCCCAAATAAGCGGCGGCTTGGGATTCGTCCAAATTGAGGCGGGTTTGTAGGGCTTTGAATGGGTTCATGGGGTCGGGCTTTCACAGGGTCAAAAAAGCCCCAAGCGCGGGGCTTGGGGTGCTGGGTTACAGGTCTAACAGGTGAGCGATTAGGGCGGCGATTATGAGGGCGGCAATCCCTGCAATCATCTTCGCGCCTCACTGCGCCCGATGTCGATTAGGCGGCGACACTCGGTCACATCTTTAGGGTTTTCACTGGTTAGCATGGCGCGGATGTGCTGCGCCTCTGCCCGTGCTTTGTCGGGGCTTTGGGCGCGTTCATACCTGCGCCCCGCTTCGATGTATGCGCTTTCGGTGTGGTTCATTTATGCACCCCCAAAGCCTCAAGGCGGGCGATGCAGTTTTGCAACGGGTCAATGGCGTCTGATGGGTCGCCCTCGGTGATGTCAAACAATGCGGCGTTGATCTGCTCCCATACGACCTGCAAACTTTGCGCGGTCTGATCTGCGGTCACTTCGCGCTCAGTTGTCAAATCGTCAATTTCCGCAAACAGAGCGGCGGCTTTGGTGTAGCCCTCGGCATAGCACAGGCGTTCACGCTCGGCGGGGGTCATTGTTTCTAAGTTCATGGGTTCATTCTCCAAAATGTGCATAGTGTTCGCCCATAGCGCGTGCCATAAGTGTGAGGATTCGGGCATTTTCTGCGCCGTAGATTTCGGGTCGATCCCAAAAGCCCGCGCCGTGACCGTTACGGGTCAGCCATAAATCGTGCCCAAGCTGCGCGGGGTCGTACTGGGTCAAATCGATCTCACCCGAGCACGCCAAGCGCAGCCGATGGCACGCGCTCCACGCTTCAAGTTTTGTTTCAGGGCTTAACGGCTCATCGGGTGAGGGCTGCTCATCTTCGCCGGTTTCGGTGAAATACACCGCTTCAATATAGGCGGCGGTCATTGCGTCATTCATTTTTAATCTTTCCAATGGTTACAGGGTCGGGTGCTGGTGTAGTAATGGGCGCTTGGGTCGCTCATGCGGTATTCGATCAACATGGCGCGGGCTTCGCGCATCGTTGGGAATTCGTCCACGGTCTCGAGGTCTCTACCATCGCGGCGTTGTATGTAGATCATTCGTCCACCCTTTCGGTTTCTTCGATGTACTCGCCCTGAGTCAACTCATTGGCGACCCATTCAGCACCAAGCCATACGAGCGAGTTCATAAAAGCGCGGTAATTGTCTAGATCGTTCAAAAGATAAGAGGGCAATTCACCCGTTACATCTTTGTATTCAGCCACGATTTCGTGCAAATCTTCGGCAAATTGTTTGTAGAGTGCCTCGGTCTCGGTGTAGTAAATCATCCCGCTCACACCACCGCTGCACCCGTGGTTCGCAATGTCTGCGAGTTCATTGTGCGAGTAGTTGTCAATCATCCATTGTTTGAAGTCAGTCATTTTGAAAAGTCCTTACGGTTACGGGTTACGGGTTACAAGGAAAAGGCAAACACGGTCAAAAGGTACAGGGCGACAGCGGCAACGGCTGCGCCGCCAATAACCGACCACTCCGAAGGCTCGGCGGGTGTCACTGGGTCGGGTGTGTAGTTTTCGCGGAATTTATCGAATGAGTTCATGCTGTCACCCCTTCCACGGTGGCGGCAACTTCGCCCAGCTGTCGCACGATGTCGTAATAGTCACCATACGACATGTCGACCTCGTTGGGAAATGTGTACCAATTGTTGTCATAGGCTTCCAAGATGCCAGCGGGTGTGAACTCCACGCCAGCAATCAACATCACATCAATGTGACGATCAATGTCCATCAGCACAATGTGACCGTTCTTAAGTTGAGTTGCCGCAATTCGTTGACCATTGGCTGTGTAGGTTCTGCCAGTGTTGAATTTGATTGTTTCCATTTGTCTATCCTTTACTGTTACAGGTTACTGTCTCACCCCCGTGGGTGAACCACTAGGTTATCACAGATTCTGCGAATGTCAACCCACTGGGTGCATTTATTTTCTAGGTACTTTCCCTACCCGCTGGGTATCAGTTAACCCAATGTGTCGCGGATTCCTCAAGGGTGTGACAACTGTGACTGAAACGGGGGGTAAGGATTCTGGAAAACTGAAAAGTTTGTGCCTTTTTAAAAAGTCGTAAATTTTTGGTCTCCTGCGCGGAGACACTTTGTCACACCTGCCCCCAAAAACCCACGGGGTCGGGGTTTCTTTTGACCCAGCGGGGTGAAATCCCCCGATTCCGTGACCCACTGGGTCAGTTTGCCCCCGTTTAATTGGTTTCCGCTGGGTTTCCTTTTCCCACTGGGTTTTTGTCACTCTGTCACATTGTCACACCCTGACGCAATGACCCAGCGGGTCACCAATGACCCACGGGGTCGGGCGTCTGCGCTGCCGTGGTGCTCGGTGCAAAGCGCCCAGCGCCGCCGGATTTACCCGCGATTCTGGAAACTGGATTCAGGGCACATGGGGTGGGTGTGGTCCCGCGACCCTCCGGTCCCGGCGACGGCGGTATCGCGAACAATTTTTTATTTTTTCAAATTAACCCGAGACCCAGTGGGTTCACATAACTCACATGATTCCTTTTCCCCACGCAGCACAAACATGTGGTAGATTCACAGCACTATGGAAACAAGGCAACCCTCATCCGTAGGCGCAGTTGTCACACCCGAACAATCCGTCAGCAACGGCGACAACCTCGAATTGCCCCAGTGGCTCTCTGTGCCTGACCCAAAACCCATCGCACCGTCCCGTGTGATGCGTGACCTCGTCCATTCCCAATACGCCAGCATCTTTGAGCGAGTCATCGAGCAGATTTACCGTGGGCGCTCACTTGCCTCACTCCTCGAAGACGATCATCGTGAAATCAGCTACGAGGATTTCCTGCGCTGGGTCAAGCGTGACCCGATGCGCCATGAGCGGTTCAAAGAAGCGCAGGAGTCGCGGACCGAGTTCATCGCTGGTGAGATTCTCGAGATTGCCGATGCCGAGGACTCGATAGAAGATGTGCAGAGGAGTCGTCTAAAGATCGACACTCGCAAGTGGCTCATGGGTGCTTGGAACAGGAAACGCTACGGCGAGACCAAGACACTTGAGATGGCCGGATCGATCTCGATCACTGGTGCGCTGGCTGCGGCCCGTGAGCGCATGATCGAGGGTGAGGTGATTGACGTGACACCGAAGGAGATTGAATGACTATTTTGTACGCTGTTCTTTTCGTCGTTGCAGCACGGCTCCTGATTGACCTGTGGTTTGACTGATGCAGCGCCCCATTTACTCACCCGAAGAAGAACAACTGCTGATGACGCAGCTTTGGTCACCGCAGATTTCGGATGACCCTGAGAACTTCGTCATGTTTTGCTTCCCGTGGGGGCAGACCAACACACCGTTGGAGAAGTTCAAAGGACCGCGCAAGTGGCAACGCCGGGCACTGAGAAGGATCGCAGAATTCATCAAAGCCAACCGGGGCAAACTCGACGCTGGTGAACTCATCGAAGCACTGCGCCGCGCTGTGTCATCGGGCCGTGGTGTGGGTAAGTCCGCACTCGTGTCGTGGCTGGTGCTGTGGATGCTAAGTACGCGCATCGGATCGAGCGTGGTCGTGTCGGCCAACAGCGAGACACAGTTGAGAACGGTCACATGGGGTGAGTTGACCAAGTGGGCCACGATGTCCATCAACTCGCACTGGTGGGAGCCAAGCGCGACCAAGTTGTCCCCCGCCTCGTGGTTGACTGACCTTGTCGAGCGTGATCTGAAGAAGGGCACGCGCTACTGGGGAGCCGAGGGGAAACTGTGGAGTGAAGAAAACCCAGACGCCTACGCTGGTGTGCACAACATGGACGGCATGATGGTGATCTTCGATGAAGCGTCCGGTATCCCTGACGGCATCTGGTCGGTGGCTGCGGGCTTCTTTACCGAAAACATCTTGGATCGCTACTGGTTCGCGTTCTCCAACGGTCGTCGCAACACTGGGTACTTTTACGAGGCGGTGGACGGCAACAAGCGTGACTTCTGGGAAAGCGAGAAGATCGATGCACGCACCGTCGAGGGCACGGACAAGTCGATCTACGAGCAGATCATCGCTGAGTACGGAGAAGACAGTGACGAGGCCCGAGTCGAGGTGTACGGCGACTTCCCCAAGAGCGGCGATGACCAGTTCATCATGCCCTCGACTGTGGACGACGCCATGAAGCGACCCAAGTACAAAGACATGACCGCACCCGTGGTGCTCGGTGTTGACCCGGCCCGTGGGGGCATGGACAGCACGGTCATCGTGGCCCGCCAAGGGCGTGACATCCTTGCGATCCGACGGTTCAAGGGCGACGACACCATGACCACCGTGGGCCATGTGATCGATGCTATCGAGGAGTTCAAGCCAACGCTGACTGCCATCGATGAGGGCGGCCTCGGGTACGGGATACTTGACAGGCTCACCGAGCAGAGGTACAAAGTGCGCGGGGTGAACTTCGGTTGGAAAGCCAAGAACCCTGTGATGTGGGGCAACAAACGAGCCGAGATGTGGGGCACGATGCGCGAATGGTTGAAGACCGCCTCGCTGCCGCAGGACAGACAGTTGAAAGCTGATCTGGTCGGTCCGATGAAGAAGCCCAACTCCGCAGGCACGATCTTTTTGGAGGGGAAAAAGGAAATGAAAGCCCGTGGACTGGCGTCACCTGATGCCGCCGATGCACTGGCCGTGACTTTTGCTTTCCCTGTGGCACATCGCGAGTACAATGACCGAACAACCCTGCGACGTAATGCTCAAAACGGCACCGTTGCAACTTCATGGATGGGAGCCTAGTATGCCTCTTGTAAAGTCACCCAGCAAAAACGCATTTCGTGCGAATGTCAAAGCTGAAGTCAAGGCCGGAAAGCCTGTAAAACAAGCCGTTGCGATTGCTTATTCAGTCAAACGCGAAGCCCAAAAACCAGCCCCAAAAAGCAAAAAATGACTCTCAAGGCCAACCAAAACTGCGTCATCATCGAGCCGGATGTTGAAAAACACGAACTGTTTATCATCCCGCCCGGCGACAAGTGTGAAACTGGCATCGTTGTTGCCATTGGTCCAAATTGCACAGATGTTGTGGTTGGCGACCACGTATACTTTGGCGTGGGTCAGGAATTTAAGTATGAAGGCAAAGAATACGTCGTCATGCGTGAACCCCACATATTAGGAGTTTTGGAACATGGCTGATCCAACAGGAATCACGGCTGCGGCAGCAGTCGCAGTAGGCGGCTCAACCAAGGACAAAAGCAACGCTAGTGTTCTTGCCACCGCACGCACACGACTTGACATGGCAATCTCGGCTTTGTCCGAGTCCCGCGAAGACGAACTCGACGATCTGCGGTTCTACGCAGCATCCCCAGACAACCAATGGCAGTGGCCCGCCGACGTGCTGGCGACCCGTGGCGCGGTGCAGGGTCAAACGATCAACGCCCGCCCTTGTCTGACCATCAACAAGCTGCCGCAACACGTTCACCAAGTCACAAACGAGCAGCGCCAGAACCGCCCACAGCCCAAAGTCATTCCTGCTGACGATGCAGCCGATGAAGAAGTGGCAGAGGTCTACAACGGCGTGATTCGTCACATCGAATACATCTCCGATGCCGATGTGGCCTATGACACAGCGTGCGAAAACCAAGTGGCATACGGTGAAGGTTACGTGCGTATCCTGACCGAGTATTGCGACGAGAAATCATTCGACCAAGACATCAAGATTGGCCGCATCCGCAACAGTTTCAGCGTCTACATGGACCCGCTGATCCAAGACCCTTGCGGTGCAGATGCCGAGTGGTGCTTTATCACCGAAGATTTGCCCCGTTCCGAGTACGAGCGCCTGTATCCCAACGCTGTGCCCATCACCACCTTGCAAACGTTGGGTGTCGGTGATCAAGAAATCTCCCAATGGCTCAATGAAGACACTGTTCGCATTGCCGAATACTTCTACAAAGAGTACATTAATGAAAAGCTGAACCTGTACCCCGGCAACGTGACCGCATTTGAAGGCACGCCCGAGGACAAGATGTTGAAATTGCAGTTTGGTGCACCCGTAAAAAGCCGTAAATCTGAGCGTTGCAAGGTCAAATGGCTCAAAATCAACGGTTACGAGGTGCTTGAAGAAGCCGACTGGGCTGGTGTCCATATCCCCGTGATTCGCTGCGTTGGCAACGAATTTGAGGTCGATGGCCGCTTGTATGTGTCCGGTTTGGTCCGAAACGCCAAAGATGCCCAGCGCATGTACAACTACTGGGTGTCGCAAGAAGCTGAAATGCTGGC